ATGTAATACTTATTCTTTTGATACAAGGGATAATGTATACATGACAAAATACACTTGTTGTCGCGTGTGTTATATCACACATGTAGAAGGAAGAGAAGACCGTTGGACGACCGGATGGCGTCCGAACCAAGGAGAAAATAAATAATGGCTTCAGTTTTAGACATCGTTAGAGGAATCTCACAAGCAGCAGCAAATGCTTATGATGGCTCTCAGGACGAAAAATACTCCCTTGATGGAGAGGCGCGAAAGATCGGGCTTAAAAGAGAAGAGGGAGATCCTATTATTGATTCTCGTGTTGTTGATGGATTTAACGTTCGCATGAGCGGTCCAATTCTTACAATCTCATATCAAAGTGATATCAAACTCAAAGATGTATACGCTGGTGATATCGAAGCAGATGTGGAAGAAATGATTCAGAATGTTGCCAATTTTCTTAAGAAAGAATTCAAGAAGATTACAGGCGATGCACTTACCCTTACCGCTGAAGGCGATGTTGATGTGCTTGTACAAAACACTTCAAAGGTTCGCGTCTTTGTGGTTGGAAAGCGCAATTATAAAGTCGGAAACCTTGCTGATGTTATTGAAGTTGGCTTGCCATCGGAAGAACGACTTGATAAATCCATTCGTGACTTTATCTCTCTCGGCAAACAATAAGCGATGGTTAGATGTCCTTTGAACTCACTAAGAAAGAAATAGTAAAAGAGATACTGAAAAGCGGCAAAGATCCAGTCTATTTTATTGACAACTACGCAAGAATCTCCCACCCGCTTGAGGGGTTGATTCCATTTAAGCTATATCCCTTTCAACAAGAGTTGTTAAGGGATTTTAATGATCATCGGTTCAATGTAATTCTCAAAGCACGCCAGTTGGGTATTTCAACCACAACGGCTGCTTATGTTGCGTGGATGATGCTTTTTCACCGCAACAAAAACATTTTGGTTATCGCAACTAAGTTCCAGACGGCAGGAAACCTTGTAAAGAAGGTCAAACATATTATTAAAAACTTGCCTCCTTGGTTGCAGATAGCAAACATTGATATTGACAACCGAGCATCGTTTGTGCTATCAAACGGCTCTGAGATTAAAGCTTCCTCAACATCAGGAGATGCCGGTCGTTCGGAAGCACTCTCCTTGTTGGTCATCGATGAGGCTGCCCATGTTGAGGGGCTTGATGAATTGTGGACTGGTTTGTACCCCACGCTATCAACAGGTGGACGCTGCATTGCCCTATCTACACCAAATGGTGTTGGTAACTGGTTTCACCAAGCCTATATTGATGCAGAGCAACAGCAGAACGATTTCTTTCCAACTATTCTTCCTTGGGAGGTTCATCCTGAGCGGGACACGGAGTGGTTCGAAAAAGAAACCAGGAACATGTCCCGTCGCCAGATCGCACAGGAGTTGGAGTGTAACTTCAATATGTCCGGTGAAACGGTCATCCACCCAGATGACTTGACTTGGATTGAAAGTACGATCAAGGAACCTCTATATCGCACAGGATTTGATCGCAATTTTTGGATTTGGGAAAAGGCGGTCGATGGCTGCAATTACTTACTCTCAGCCGATGTAGCACGAGGTGATGGAAAAGATAGTTCTACGCTACATGTTATAAAGCTTGAGACAATGGAGCTTGTCGCAGAATACCAAGGCAAACCCACGCCCGATGTCTACGCCGATATGCTAAACAGCATAGGCAAAGAGTATAACAATGGGATGGTCGTTGTAGAAAACAACTCAGTTGGCTTTGCAGTATTATCAAAACTGCAAGAACTGGGTTATAATAATATATACTTCTCTGTTAAATCAACTCACGAGTATGTAGAGCAAGTTCGCGGTGAACATATGTCTAATGCTATCGCTGGATTTTCAACTACCTCCAAGACACGTCCACTTATAATCGCAAAAATGGAAGAATTCATAAGAAATAAACTAATTACCATATATTCTTCGCGAACTCTTAACGAGTTCAAGACTTTTATTTGGAACAATGGTCGCCCCGAGGCAATGAGAAGTTACAATGATGACTTAACAATGGCTCTCGCGATAGGTTGTTGGGTAAGAGATACGGCGTTTGAAGCAGGGAAATTAGAGCAGCAGTACAGAGAAGCGTTTGTTGATTCAATGTTTGTTGCTTCAACAAGATTAAATACACAGATTAAAGGACAAGAGGGATACAGAGCAGACGATAACACGTTAGAACAACGTCAAAAAGCAATGCAAAATATGCAACAGTTTGGCTGGCTCTTTAAAGGATAAACATGGCAGATAATAAAAGAAACCCAAAAAATAATGAATCGGCACTCTTTAGGCAACTTACACGTTTGCTTTCTGGTCCACTTGTAAACTACAGAACACAGACAAGTCGAAAACTTTCCCGTGTTCAGTTGGACAAATTTAAGTTCCAATCTGCTTCTGGTTTAAACTTCAAGAAATCTTCTTATAATCCTTTCGAGCAGCTTTCTACAGCTATCATGGCTAACCAGTTGCGAGCAGAAAGGTATCAAGACTTTGAGCAAATGGAATACACTCCAGAGATTGCCTCTGCTCTCGATATCTATGCCGATGAGATGACAACCTCATCAGACCTCCAGCCACTTCTTACAATCAGGTGCCATAACGAGGAGATTAAAGCAGTTCTCAGCGAGCTTTATCATACTGTACTTAACATTGATTTCAATCTTTTTGGTTGGAGTCGTTCGATGTGCAAATACGGCGACTTCTTTTTATACCTTGATATCGATGAAAGGCTTGGTGTCACATCGGCAATTGGGTTACCCACCCACGAAATTGAACGGCTTGAAGGTGAAGACAAAAGTAACCCTAAGTATGTACAATTCCAGTGGAATTCTGGTGGACTAACATTTGAAAATTGGCAAATGGCTCACTTCCGCATCCTTGGTAATGACAAGTATGCCCCCTACGGAACCTCCGTGCTTGAACCTGCACGCCGTATTTTCCGTCAGTTAATTTTACTTGAAGATGCTATGATGTCTTATCGTATCGTCCGCGCTCCTGAGCGCCGTGTATTTTATATTGATGTTGGAAATGTCGCGCCAAATGATGTTGAAACTTACATGCAAAAAGTTATGACTCAGATGAAGCGCAACCAAGTTGTTGATTCCAACACTGGTCGTGTCGATCTTCGCTACAATCCAATGAGTACCGAGGAGGACTACTTTATTCCCGTTCGCGGAGGCGTGTCTTCTCGCATTGAGAACCTCCCAGGTGGAACATACACAGGCGATATTGACGATGTAAAATATCTCCGTGATAAATTGTTCTCCGCACTTAAGGTGCCCGCATCGTACCTAACTAATATGGAGGGTGCAGACGAGGATAAGACAACACTCGCACAAAAAGATATTCGTTTCGCGAGAACAATCCAGCGTCTTCAGCGATCCATTATTGCAGAATTAGAAAAGGTTGGAATTATCCACCTTTATACACTTGGATATACAGGATCAGATCTTATTAGCTTTAAGCTGTCCCTCAACAACCCCTCAAAGCTCGCAGAACTTCAAGAACTTGAACATTGGAAAACAAAGTTTGATGTTGCAGCCACTGCTACCGATGGATTCTTTTCTCGTCGTTGGGTTGCTGACCACATCTTTAATCTTTCCGAAGAAGAGTTTATCCGCAATCAGCGAGAGATGTTCTTTGATCGTCGCCTTGATGCAGAACTTGAAGGCGTTGCAGCCGCAGTTGAAGGCGAAGCCGGAGGCATGGGTGGAGACACTGAAGATCTTGGCGATGCTGGAGACATTGACGATCTCCTTGGCGGAGATGAAGCTGGAGCAGACACGGCACCCGTAGCAGATGAGCCCGCAGAAGAACCGGCAGATGATACGCTTCTCGCAGCCCCTGGTAAACGAGACGACCAAAGGCGCATGGGTAAAAGTGGACCAAACAAAAGGCGCACCCGCTCAAAGTCACGCGGAGTAGAGATAGCAACACCTCGCACAACCTACCCAGGCGGCAAGGGCTATGAGTCTTTAGGACACCTTGGAAATCTTTCAGGAGAGTTCAGAAAGGCTGGATTATATCAAGAAGATGAAAAACCAGCGGATAATTTAGAAGAAAGAAGATTATTTGAGGTCAAACAAGAGATGAAGAAACTAATTACGGAGTTGGATAACAGCAAGTTGGGTGACACACATGGCAAAAACAAAACACAATAAGAAGAGAAATACCGCTTTTTTATATGAAGCACTCGTCAGAGAGATGACAAAGGCAGTTGTTTCGCAAGATAAAAAGCGCAAAAATAATATCATTGATATTTTGAAGGAATCGTTTTCCTCGAATAAGATTCTTGGACAAGAATTAAGACTTTATCAAACAATTCTTGAATCAACGGATTTAGATTCAATCACGGCAGAGAAATTACTTTACAAGATTCGTGAGGCATATGCCACGCTCGACGTGCAGGAGATTTATGATGCACAAAGCTCCGTGATTAATAGAATTAATAAAGAAATTGGTTCAGCAGTTTATAATAACTTTGTCCCAAATTATAAAAGCATTGCAACTGTATCACAACTATTTGGTGCAGATTCCAGCGCTGCCGGAATTAAAAAAGGGGTTATCTTAGAACAAAATGTTTTAGAGACTCTAACCTCTGATACAACCAAAGAGTTAGAGACTGAAATGAAACCAATTGATAATATTGTGTTTAAAACTTTCACCAGTAAATTCAATGAAGCCTATGGCGAGGGCTTACTTTCAGAACAAAAAGAATTGTTAAATCGCTATATTCTTTCGTTTAGTTCTGATACCGATATGAAAATTTATCTTAACGAGGAGCTTGGCAGACTTCATGTAGCCTTACAAAAAGCTCTAAACACAGATGAGGTCAAGTCAGATGGCACTATGAC